TGCTCTATGGCGTTTAAAAGGCGTTCTTCAGCAATTTCCATGCTATATTCATCACCTTTTATGCCAATCTTACCAATATGTAAATCAAATGCAGATATTTCTAATAAGTGTAAATCATTACGATCATCAGGTCTCTCTCTTTTTATTAGCTTTATTTTAGGTGACAAGTTTGCTAAGTCTTCTATTATGTTTTGCTTAACTTTTTTTATGTTTAACTCAGTCTTGATTCTTTTTAACCAAGCCTTAGTTCTAAACATCGTAACTGTCACGGGTTTTCTTTTTTCATCAAAACCTGTTACTTCATATGTACCTATATCATACTTATCTACTTCCCATAAATCTAAATCTACGGAACAAGCAGCTAATAAATCTTCAAGTGATTTTACTCTAGTACAATTTTCAGCAGTTAATACTGCTTCATTGTTTGCTTCTTGAAAGCTTATAACTTCTTTTTCTTTAGGTTGTTTGTCTGGATTATCTTTTCTAAGTTTTCTAGCTACAGTTCTGATCTGTTCATAATTAGTTCCAAATATCTTGGCAGTATCAGCATACTTGCTTCGTAACAAATGTGGATTTGCTAATAAATATTCTTTTATTTTATCATTAAGTGACATTTATTCTTTTATACCATATCCATGTTGACTGACTAGTTCTAAATTTATTGGTTTTAATGTATGTTTTGATTTGTTACCGATTATCTTCTTAACAACTTTATCCACAACCTTTTGATCAGTAAATATAGATCCTTTGTTATGCCCTTTGACTATAACTTCTTTTATGATATAAATCTTATTTCTTGCATCTTTAAATGTCCAATTACTTAGCCATATAGGGACATTGAAATCTTTACTTTTCACGACTTAATAACAGTAAACTGTGTATACTGTTGAGAACTTACTACGTAAAAATATATTGTTTTATTAAAATTACCAAAGTGTCTAGTAATACCAGAGTCTTCTAATGATATGACAGAAGCATGTGGTATATCCATAGTAAATATTCTAATAAAGTTACCAGTTTGCTGTGAAGATATTCTACCTGCAGATACGGTAGCTGCAGCTTCTGCAGGACCTGTTATACTCCAATACATACTGATTACAGCATCATTACTACCTGAGTTCCAATGTGATATAACTACATCTTTTAAAGTTTGTCCTGGATTTAATTCAGTTAATGTATATAGCGTGTTTACTGTATCTGTTTTGACAAAGCTTAGATTATCATTTCTAGAAACTGATTCTGTTTCTATAGGCTGTCTAGATCTAGCTACTATCTCTTGTCTTCTTCTTTGTCTTGTAGTAACTTGTCTTTCTACAGTTCTTCTTTGAACTTGACGATTAACTTCAAACTGAGATCTTCTATATTCAGATTTCTTAATAAATTTATTGTCTTTTTCTTTAGCCATAATTTACCATTTTATTTCTATTGCAGCGCTTATAAAAGCTTTACTACCTGTGCTACTACTATCACCTTTTACCATAATCATTATATGACTGCCAACTTGCACTGCTGTATTATTTATATCTCCTACAGCCACTGCTACTGTTTTTACTTTATTATTATTTGTTGATGAAGCTACAACTACTTCTTCAAATATTGTTCTAGGATGATCATTTGTATCTGCCGCTAATTCAGAAGGAACATATTCTACAATAGCTACTGTAATATTACCACTACCAGCATTACATGTAACTTGCATATTAATAGCATTTAAGTTACAGGCAACAGGAACATGAAAACCAGCAGATCTAAATAGTTTAGACTGTGTAACTTCTGTGCTACTACTGATTGTTGCACTACCATAATCTAAGGCAATTTCAAAAGGAGACTTTGTATCTTCTACATCTTCTGTAAATTGATAATTTGTAGTTAGCGTACAAAAACCTTTTAAATTTACAAACTGAGCGTATATACCAGATGATGTAGTAGGTACACTTACATTTAAATCACCAGTAATATCAACACCATCAGAACTTGTTTCAAGTTTTTTTACATTGTTGTGATATAATTCTACAGCTCCATTATCAATAGCTTTTAAAAAAGTTTCGTTAGCACCTTCGTCTCCAAGAGCTATAAAAGCACCATTACTACCTATCCATAAATTACCAGTACCACTTTCAATAATATAAGAGTGATTACTGTCGTGATATATTTGCAAATCATCACCATTACCAAATTTAGCTTTTACATTGTCAGGTAAAAGAATATCTTTACTAACTCTAATATTAACTTCGCTTCCATTTATTTTTAAATATTCTTCATTAGTTTCTAAATCACTTGTAGTTTGAAATATAACACTTCCTCCAGCTTCTGTATTGTTTATTACAATATTTGTTCCATCAAAAGAATAACCTGTTAATGCAAGCTCTGCAGTAATATCTGTAATAGGTCTTTGAACAAGCGTGCCATTAGTTTTTATAATTAACATATTATCATCACTTGATAACCCAGACGATACTTCTTTAAATATTACTGTATTATCAAATATAGTTTTAAATCTATTTATATGTTTACCTAAAAACTTCATTAGGCAATATCAACATATTCTATAAAAACTTTTTCTTTTTGTAATGCTTTAGCAATATCTGGATATATTCTTTTATACGCGTTAGTGGATTTGCCAATAAACCCATCTTTGATGATAACATTATTTTCCTGCGAATCACCAACAAGAAGACACCCAGCAGTATGTTCATCAGTATTACCAGTATGAATGAGAATGTACTCAAAATTTGGTACACCAATAACATGTAACATTCCTTTATGGAATGAAAACCTTTTTTTATATTTTTCATGGAAGCCCCCTTCTTTTCGGAGTTTTATTTGATAAGTTCCTTGTGGCACTCTAGTTTCACCACGAACCTTATTATCTCTATGTTCATCTTCTAATGTATAACATAGAAAATCTAATTTATTATTTTTTTCTAAAAAAAGTAAGCCAGAAGTACTATCCTCCTGGCTACTAATTCTTAATACCTTAAGTTTCATGTTACTTCAATTAGTCATCAGAACTAATTCCTGTATCAGGTCCATCACATAACAAGTACTGTGCTTTTTGTGCAGCAGTTGTTGCTTGTAAATCTAGATTAGTTGAACCGTCTCCAGCACCATCTACATGCACTGGTGAAAACATACATTCACCTGGCTTAAGATCTGCTATAACATCACCATCTGGTTTTACTGCAATAGGATAATCTGTATCTACATTTTTTACAAATGTAAAAATCATATCTTTATTATTACTGGCACTTGATATAGTAGTAGCTCCTGTGCCTACAAGAATTTCTCCTGTATGTAAAATATTAGAATCTACTGTTGTGCTTGATGTAGTAAAACTTGGTGAATAAGATAATACTGCATTTCCATCTGAATCTACTAAACTAAGTGATCCAGAGACTTGTATTGATAATGATTGTGTAGCCATATTTTTTTATTTATGCGTTTGAATCTATTTCTATTGCTGCGTACTCAATTGTAACAGTGGCTGTATCAGCTCTTGCTACAGTAGTACCTGTTCCTCTTATAATAGTCATGAGAAATTGACCTGGCTCAAGTATACCTATTAGATCATTTGCACTTGAAGCACCATCATAAATTTTTACAAAATTAGTATCATCAAGATTTCTAACATATATCATTCTTCCATGACCTGGAGCTGCCATTACTGTTGTATCTCCATCATGCGCTACATCAAATCTACCTGTTGCTATTTGATCTACACCAGTAATATTAAGCGTATATGATCCAGTCTGTGATAATGAATACCCAGTACCTGAAGTGGCCGTCATATTAATTGAACAATTTAAAGTATAATTTTTTGCCATCTTATTATTTTTTACAAATTTAACAAATTTTTACCATTTTATCTTTTTCTTTATGTGATTTTATTCTAGCACATTTTTCGTATTCTTCGCTATCAATATAATAATTTATTAAATCATCATATATTTTATTTGGTATTCTTTTTTTTGGATTAAAAGGTAAACTACACCCATTGTATTCAAATAACTCTAAAAAAGTCATTTGTCTTGTTACAATTAAATATGCATTTCGCATTGATTCATGATATAATTGTTCTTCATCTGTGTACATCCTATTAAGGATTTTCATTTTTTAACTTTTTCTAGAGATCTACCACCAAAATACGCACCTATTACTGTAATTAAAACTAATTGTAATAAATCCACATACGAATCTTTTACTTCAAAACTTATAAAACCAGCATCAATAAATACAAGTAGCACTGTGCTAATTACTAAAAATACTAATACTAATGGTCTTATGTTTTTACTTAACCATGAGTCAGAGTTCATATCAAGTTTCCATCTTTCAGTAACTTGTTTTTGCATTTCAGCCTCATAACCCATAATTAAATCTTTTATCTTTCTTTCTGCTTCTAGCTTTTCTTCTTTTGTAGTTGTAAGATTATCTAATACACCACCTACATTTTTAACTAATTCACCAGCTCCTGCTGAAAATATTTTACCTAATACACTCATGATTTTTTTCTTATATATTCTAATATAATATCTATTTTCTTTTTTATTTCTTCCATATTAGCAGCATTTTTTTCATGATGTTTTGAAAATGTATTCTTAACTTCATGTATGCTAAAAAAGAAAAATCTATATAAAGCATATAATGCTCCTAGTAATAATACTAAAGGTAATCCGTATCCTTCTATTAATTCTAAGATCTCAGCCATAATTAATAACCTCCACCACCTCCACTTGTAGATCCACCAGATGTTATATTAGTTGTACCACCTAATGGACCAAATTGTATATTACTTTGTCTACTACCTGTAGCTGTACTATGAGATGAACCACCCATATAACCAACTACTCCACGTACAACGTGCGTATGATATCCTGTTAATCCATTAGCTCTAGCATAATTTAAAGCTTCTTGTATTGTAGAATATACAGGCACACCTCCTATTGTTCCTAATACTGCCATTAATCTAATTGTCTAAATAATGTTTCTGGTAATCTACCACCACTAGCACATTTCCATCTTCTTCTAGCTTGTCTAATTCTAGAGTTTGGATTATTCCTAGTTTTAGCACTACTTCTTTTCAATTGACCTAAACTTCTAGCACAATATGACTTTCTACGTTTAGCAGCTTTGCTACCTGGTTTTACTTTACCAGTAACAGCCGTTTTAAGTTTACTTCCAGGATTAGCTTTTCTATATGCAGCTACTCCTTTACGAGTCATACCAGCGCCAGACTTTGTCTTACGATAGTTACCACCCTTTCCAATAGTACGTCTTATTGGATTTTCAGGCATTAATCTAATTGTCTATATGACGCTCCATACTTTTCTCCTTTCATCTTCATGCCATGGCCTGCCTTTTTCATTTTCATTCCATACATAGCTTTTGGCATCTTCATACCCATTTCAGCTTTTTGCATAGACATTCCATTTAACATTTTACCACCACCAGCATAGTTCATCATATCTCTTTTCATTTTCATTCCGCCTGGTGCTTTTTTCATTTTACCACCATACATCATGAAGCCCATATTATTTCTGACGTCTTTAGGTAATTTAGCTAAACCTGGATTCTTTACAGAATCAACTGGTTTAAGTTTACCACCCTTTTTGTACATCATCTTTTTTTTCTTTTTAGCGTGTTTCATTTTATATAATATTAATCAAGTTGTCTTAAAAATTTTCCTCCACTCTTATACCTACTCACTCTTCCTTTTTTCTTTTTTTCCCTTGCAGCCCTTCTTTTCTCTCCAGGTGTTAATTCACTCCATGTTTTCGGAGTATCCTTAGAAATACGCTTAGTAGGTCTAAATGTATTTTCACCTTTACTATAATCTTTTTCACCAGAAGGCGTTCTCCAATCTTCTTTAAACCAACGCTTTAATCTTAATCCAGCTTTTGTTTTTCTAACAGCCATATTAATCGTGTTGGAATATTCCTTTACCGCATTTATCAGATGATGATAAAAATCTACCACCTGATTTATACTTCATTCCTTTTGATCCTTTCTTTTTACTTTTATTTCCCCAATTAGCAGCACCTACTTTTCTGCACTTAGCCATAGCACCACTTCTGTATGCTGATGTCTTAGGTCCATATCTAGCTACTACTTTATGATAACAAGCGTCTTTAGGCATTTTTTCTAGTTTTTCTAATCGCTTCTTTACCTTTTCTGAATATAGAAGCAACCTGTGTTTTCTTCATTACTTTTGCCCTTTGTTCCCCAACAGTTAATATTTGTATTTTTCTAGCAAACGGTTTACTAATCTTTTTTACCTTTGCTACAGTAGCCCTAGCATCTGCAGGTGTAGCAAATTTAATTCTAACAGTATCTTTTGGATTTTCATCTGTGTACAATCTACGTCCAGTATTCTTAGGTTTTTTACCTGTTCCTTTTTTAGGATCTCTAACTTTTCTTGGCACTTCTATGAACTTTTTGTACATCAAAACTAGCGCTTAAACTAGCTCCTCTATGTGCTTTAAACTTACCAGTATGTTTCATTAGCTTATAGGTATTATTACCTTTTTTCATCCAATGAAAACCTGCTGGTGCTTTTACTGTTTTTCTAGCCATCGTTTTTAACTATTAATTTATTTATTACTTTATTGCCATATAAAATTATAATATTATACAACCCATTATCAAAACTTGATAAATCTAATTGTACAACATCTTCAGCTTCTAAAAGCATTTTACCTTCTATATTATACAATATTATACTTACAAAGTTACTAAAATAAATTTTTTCACTTGTTGGATTAGGATATATATTAATTTCCATATCTCTTAAATTAAATTCTAAACCCTGTGGATATCCTTCTTCACAATAATTATATGTAAGCTGACATATAGTATCCCATGCATTTTCACAACAATAATCATCTACATCTATAACCCAAGCATAACACGGATCATTTAACCAATAAGGACTGCCCGCACCAGTGATACAACCAGCACTATAAAGGCAGTTAAGACTGTCATTAACATTAGCTTCAATGTTGTAGTTATGTGCTGATTGGTCCATACATCCTTGTACAATAGCCTCACATGAACCATTGTCAGTATTAGCTGTTGAATCATAATTAAAGGCAGTACTATCAGTGCAACCATAGATGTAAGGTATACAACTGAAATCTTCTGTATTTGCTTGTGGGTTGAAGTTGAGCATGCTAGGATCAGTGCAACCAAAGATAAAAGGCACGCAAGTATTATTATCTGCATTTGCTAAAGGATTATAGTTAAACATTGTGCTATCTGTACATCCATAGACATAAGGCTCACAAGAACCATTATCTGTGTTTGCTAATGGATTGTAATTATACATGACGGGATCAGTACATCCATATACATAAGGTATACAAGTGTCTGGTGCAGTAGCAAGAGAATTATAATTATACATCAAAGGGTCCATACAACCATATACATATGGTATACAACCTCCATTATCTACGTTAGCTAAAGAATTATAATTAGACATAGTGTCATCCATACACCCAAAAATAGCTAAAGTATTGCAACTGTCTTGTACATTAATATCTGTATAGTATCCATTTGAAGTATCTACATGATATTCTAAATATGCTGGTGATATACATCCTGGATTATAATAACATGTTGTTGATATGTTTGCGCTATCTACATAATTATAAGCCAAACTATCTACACATCCATATACTTTTTCTATGCAATTATTACCACAATATGTTAAGCCTTCGTATAATTTAAATGGAACTACAAAAGGCGGTCTGACACTAATAGCGGTATCACCTTCAGGACCAATTAAAGTAAAGCCACATTCTAATGCTGTATTTTGTGCTTGTTGACTTACAAATAGTTTTGCACTAACTTCTTCTATAGCATATAAACCTATAGTAAAGTATTGATTAAAACCACTATTCATATAAAAAACTGATGTATCATCTTCTTGGTATATTTCTAAACGTGTACCAACCCAACCATTACCTACTAAATCATGTAAAATTAAATCATACGTACATACATCTATATTCTCCATAGTATTAGCTAGACTATCATAATTAAACATAGTGCTATCAATACAGCCATAAATTTTTAAAACAGAACAACTACTATCATCAATAGTAGCTAATGGATTATACTCTACATAATCATCGTCCATACAACCTGGTACAGGTGGAGGTGGTAAACAAGTGTCAGATATAAAAATATGTGTGGTATCACTTCCAAAGTTTGGATCTGATCCATATATTATAGTATCTCCACATTGCATTATATAATAAGAGCCGTCTTGACCACCCCAGTTGCTACCAGCTAAACCGTCTCCATAATCATCATATATAGTAAAACTAAATTCACCAACAGGTATACATAATGGTATAAATTGTGGTTGGTAATTAGGCGCATTTACATAAGGGCCATTTGCAAAAATTATATTTCCTAAACTATCCTTTATATCCCAACTGGTTTCATCACCAAACTGATCTAAATTTATATTAATTAATGTAGGCACACAATTAACATAAGACGGAGGAGGTGGTGGTTGAGGTAAACATTGTGGCACTGTTCTAGTAGAATACAAACCACTTTGAAATGTTACAGTAGGTTTGTTTATTATTGTATCACCGCAAACAGATAAAAAATAACTACCATCCATACCATCACCAAAAGTATCTCTAATTAAAAAAACAACAGTATTAATAGGTCCATTTATAAAAAGAGTGTCTACGTAATTATGATAAGGTAATGTTAAATCACCTGGACTTATATAACCTATGGTATCACCATATAAACTATCTGCAAATAAACACCATGATGTTTCTGTAGGATATTGATCAGTTGTTAAACTTAATACTGCAGGTTTTTGTCCACAACATTTTTTTGTTGTAAAACAACTCTGTAAAATAAGTAGTATAAAAATAAATTTTTTCATTAAAAGTCTTCCATTAATAGTTCATCAATTATATTTTGTATTTCTTTTTTTGTTGCCATTAATTTAAAACTTAAATCAGCCTGAAAACGTTTTACTTCTTCACCATCTTTAATTAATAAAATTGTTGGCACTACTGCTATTTTATATTTTTTTTGACAATCACCCTTACCAATATCCATGACTTCATGCTCAACATCATTCAGTTTATCAAACCATTTTACTTCATTAGCAGAGTTCCATGTAGCATTAAAGTAAATCGCTGTGATCTGAGAAAAACAACATTCTGTATATACCGTACAAAAAAATAACGCTAATAATAATTTCAAACATTTTTTCATCTTAGTTTATCTATTTTATCTTCCATTCTAATCATTCT